GACTACGGCAAAGTAACCGCCAAGCGATATTGGGAACAAAGCCCTCACAATGATGACGAGGAATAAATGATTACAGATGATGATGTGGAAAAGGCGATTGACTATCTGCGTGATAGCGCAACCAATGCCGCCCAATCCAGAGCCAACAGGATTTATATGGATGAGTTCCGTAAATCACTAAAGGCTTTGATTATGAGAGAATACAACCATCTGCCAGTTGGCGCACAGGAGCGTGAGGCATATGCAGATGACAGATACCTAAAGCATCTTGAGGCCATGAAAATTGCTATAGCACAGGATGAAAAAAACAGGTTCACACGGATAGCGGCAGAAGCAAAGATTGAAGCATGGCGCAGCTTTTCCGCTAATCACAGAGCAGTCAAAATATAGGAGACAGATATGATTAACTCTATTGATGATGCAAAACGACAAGGGATTCAATTCGTTACAAGAGGAGTGCTTGCACAACATCTTGGCATTGGAGAGCGTCTGTTTATGAAGATGGTTGAAAACGGTCATATGCCCAAAGGTGTTAAGATGGGTGAGAGGCGGATAGTCTATGATATTTCTGAGTTTGAATTATGCGTTGAGCGATTGAAAAATAATTATACAGTCGTATAGTAAGACTCCTCCCTTAACTTACCCCTCATCTGAGGGGTCTTTTTCTTAAAAAAAAGAAAAATAATCCCTTTTTATTTGTTTTATGTGTTGACTATGGTAAACACCTATGCCATTATAATCAGGTAAGGTAAACAAAACCACGGAGACTAAAATGAGACATACAGCAAAAAAAATAAAAACTGGATTACAGCCTTATTGGACTGGGTACAGGGCTTGGGATTACAGAGGATATATTATTAAAACTTCCCGCAATACAGGTTGCTGGATTACTGAAACACCAAATGGCAAAAAATTTACTAGTCTTACTAAAAAACAAGCAAAACAAGCGATTGATAATATTTTAGATAACTAAACCACGGAGACCAAAATGGAATATGGAGTATTTAATATTGAAACAGGGGAGTGCATTTTTACAGCCACCACAAAAAAAGATGGCAGAAAGCCAATTGCCGCAAGCACCATTTGTAAAAATTGGGCGGTGCGTAAAGGGTTGATTAAAAGGGAACGCACCAAATATTTCGTTAATTACATTATGGATAAATACGAAATTAAACCTGTTTAACCACGGAGACCACGATGACCAGAACAATGGAAATAGCAAACACAATTAAGCACCAGATTGTAGCCCAATCCCCGATGGCTCTTATGAGTTATGCGGCGCAGAAATTTGTTGCCCTTAACGAGACGGACAAGCGACACGGTGGCTTGCAGTTTAAGACAAGCGGCTACAAGCACAGGGGCTTGGTTGTGATTAGCCTGATGTTCAATGACACCTACACCATTGAGACAGTAAAGATACGCAAGGGTGAGGTTAAGGTGTGTGATTCATATGATTATGTTTATGCAGACCAGTTGATTGAGGTTTTAGACCACATGGTAGAGGGCGTACATTATGAGCGTTAAACGGATAGAGATGGCTCTGCATGTTATGGAATTATGTGCAACCCACAAGATAAAGGTGACATACCAGAGCCTTGAAGCCTTTGAGCCTCGTTATTGGGCAAGGCGGCATCCGCGTGAAATACAAATCCGCCCAACCAAGAACACTGGATACTATGTGTCTGCCCTGCATGAGATTGGGCATATAGTAGGAGACCGCCAGATGCCCCGCAACAGGCTATTGACCCAAGAGTTGTATGCTTGGATATGGGCAAGAGAGAACGCCCTTGTGTGGACGGAGACAGCCGAGCGTATCATGCGCCGCGCTATGGACAGCTACAGATGGGAACAGAAACACAAAGATATATGGGATAGGAGATTTAACAATGTTTGAAGAAGATGGAAAGAAAACCACGCCTAACGCAAGCCATGACACATTTAGAGGTCGCTTCGGTATAGGACACGCTTTTAGACATAAGCGAGATGATATGGAGATGACAAAAGATTACTACACAAAAAACCCGCCTCAAGTGGGTGACAAGGTTGTTATTATTGCGACTGCTAGTCATAGCGAGATGTGGCTTCCCGAACATTGTGTAATTGAAGCAATCACTGATAGAGGCAGAATTGTTGTTGACCACGACTGTAAATGGAGTTCAGGGAAATCATTTTATAAATCTGGACAAAATTGCATGAAACCCAAAGGACAAACATGGCTTATACCATCTGCCCTTTATGTTGAAGATTATATATCTGGAGATGACGCAAGAAGACATCAGACAGAACATATGAAAGGCAAGACCATTCATGATACCCAGATTAAAAGAGAAAACGATTGCATTGATACCGCCAAAATTCGGGGGCAAGCAAAATGGGATGAACTGCCAGACCAAGAGAAAACCAGAAGAATTATAAAAGCACTAAGATAGTTGTTGACATTGGTAAACAATATGTTATCTTTACTTAAACCATTAGGAGAAACCACGATGACCACTGAAAACAGAAATGAATATATTGACCAAGCTATTCTTGATGATTGTCACAATGACCTCATGGTAACAATGACACTCCGTAGCTGTATTCAAGATGCAATCAAAGTTACCATGAAGTTCCAAAGCGAAGGAGCGATGGCATTCAATGGTGAATTGCTTACAGACGTAATAGCCAAACTTGATGATATTCTAGCGGAGCAAATCGCACCCATTGATCAAAAAATAGAGGAGGGGATTTCTTTCCATGAAGAACGTTCTAACGCCGCGTGAGTTTAGAGCCATGCGAAATAAACTAGGAGTATCGCAACACAAGATGGCAGAAATACTTGGATACAATACAAGGTCTATGATCTGCCACCTTGAGAGCGGTAACAGACAAATAACACCACGATTAACCTTGACCATGAATTTGTTAATGGAGAAGCATGATGATAAATTGGCACAACGCACCTGAGTATTCCCACAAGGGGTATATCTACAAGCCAGAGATTGAGCATGAAGATGAAGAGGGCATCCGCAAAGCGACACACCGTTTTGTAAACAGGGTTAACCCGCTTGATGTTATGATATGTGGCGAACACACACCATACCAATGGATGAAAATTGATGAGGCCAAAGCGTTCATTGATAAGATGCTATGGGTGCGGATATGAAAACCTTGCAATCCTTAATGATACTTTGGTTCCTTTCATTTGTGGTTAGCTTTTTGACCGCCTGTAGTTATAACCCTGTGGTTGACTTGAGGGCTTCCAAAGACGAGGCACAAGTATATCAAAGGGACTTGATGGAGTGTCGTGAATTAGCAAAGCAAGTTGATTACTCAATATTCCCGACAAACCACAAGGCCGTTGCGAGATGTTTAGCGGGTAGAGGTCACAGCGTTCTTGATGACTTTGGCTCCAGTAACAACGCATTTTTATTACAACAATTAGTAAAATGATAAGGAGTTCCAGATGGAAAACCGTAAATATGCAGAAATAATTCTGCCAGTGATTAACAAGCAAGCACGTTCAGTTAACCAAATATCTGAAAAGCTAGGCAAGACCAAAGCAACAATCAGCACCTACATAACTGATTGCAGAAACCGTGGACACGACATTACAAAATCAATGCGTGATGGCGTTGCTGTTTATAGATACATAAGCAAAAGTCAGCCGATAAAACACGCGCCACTTTTGCAATTTGAGCAACACCAAAACCCTGACCATGTAAACAACAAGGTCAACGGCAAGACTAAATTCATTGCTAAATGCTTAACTGACAGGCTAGGCTTTAACATAACTACACAACAGGCGGTTCTTTATGGGTTACATTTGGCAGACCAGAAATTAAACCCTGATGAATTTAATGACTAAACAAATCGCCCCCTTGATTGGGGGCGTTTTTATAGGAGTTAAGGATGATTTTACAAATGAGGACATTGTTAAACGTAACGGCTTCAATATTCTTACTATTCATTATTGTTATACTTTTTGAATGGGCTGTTTTAAATGCTGTATTGGGTTGCAGGACTTGGGACGAGGCAAAGTGGACAAGCGAAAGCTCTTGCGTTTCACTGAAACAATTACTGCGATAGGAGGATTAAATGAGCATGGTTATACCGCCAAACCATAGGCAGGGCGAATTAGGCGTTATCAGCCCATTGGAATTAGACAAAGTTCAGTGCAGGGATATTATAGAACTTCACAAAGACCCACAGAATGTTCACAAAACAGCTAGGATAAACGCCGAAAATTCAAATGTTGTGGATTTAAAAACAAGAGATACGGATGTTTGGGTTATCCATGAAGATAATGATTGGATTGATGCTTTAATCTGCACCGCTGCCTTAACAGCTAATCAAACATTTGAATTGAACATAAGCGGGTTAATGGAACGCCCTCAACTGCTACGATATAAAGCACCATCCAACGGATATGATTGGCATATGGATATTGGGAGAGGTGATGCATCAACCAGAAAAATAAGCATATCAATATTGCTAAACGATGATTATGAGGGCGGCGAACTAGGGTTCTTCATAACAGGTGACCAATCAATTAAGCCTGACACTGGACAAGCCATAGCCTTCCCATCGTTTTTGCCTCATAGGGTTACACCTTTAACCAAAGGCATCAGGTGGTCATTGGTCTGCTGGATTACAGGTGAGCCATTTAAATAGAGTTCTGTTGCTTTACAGATAAGGGGTGTTCTTTTTCAACCATAAGCCCCGCAAGGGTGACAAGCCTATCTTTTTCACGCATACCCTTTTCTGTGACGTTTAAAGCCCCGCCAGCCTCATTAACGAACCCTTCGCTTATCAACCCACCTAAAATGAAGTCATACGGCTCCCTGCCGCTTAAAACGGCGATAAGGCCACCAAGCCTAACATTCTGCACATTAGATAACCCTGTGCGGCTTTTCTTCCCAGCCATTACTTTTTGAATCCCTTGAGGCCGCGAATACCAAATGACGCGCCTATTGAAGCGTACATAGCCCACTGGAACCATTCTGGCGTACGAGACAAAGCGGCAAAGCCATCCTCAACGTATTGCTGGGTGAACGGAATGAAGCACATGGCAATTATGACTATAAAGAGAATAGTCCAAGCTTCGTCTTTCCATGAGTTGTCTGATGATTGAGCCATAATCTTTTCCCAGCCAGCCTCATGCGTAGCCATCGTGACCATAACCTGTGATTCCGCTTCAGCCCTTGCCTTGGCTACCGCACCCTTGGCCTTGGTTTGCTCAACCTTTGATTCCATCCATGAGCCAGCTAGATTAGCTATTGGTCCTATAAGAGCTTGTATCATTCTATTATCCTCACGATGTAATTTGAGCCATCTGCGTTCTTTGATACCTCAACTGTTTTATTCTCACATGAATATCTTACTGATGTTGTTTTCTTATAAAGGTTTCGCTCTATGGTGCGCTTGGCCTTCAAACATTTAGAAATCTTCTCATAAGCGGTATGCTCCGAAACATCTCCGCTCATATACAAAATCAATGTCATGGTTTTAATTATGATTGGTTCCATTACGCATCTTCTCAATTTGGCTTTCTATGTTAGTAATTCTCTTTTCATAAAAATCTAATGTCAGCTTTTGTTGCTGGTCATGCGGTGCGCGGCCTTCATCAATCTGCTCTTGTAGCTTTCCAAGCTGTTCTGCTAGATGCTCAATCAACATATACTGCTCACTATCGGCTGGCAGCGACCCCATATCACCTCTAGGCCATTTGATACGAAACTCTGTGTTTTGACCTAAATCCGCTTCTATCAATACAAACTTATTTTCAATGGTATTAAGGCGTTCAATGATTCCAAAATATGCCCATGTTCCGATAGCCGCCCCAACAACCATCCCCATGAGGTTGCGGATAGGCATTGATAGTTCAGTGTTCTCATTTAATTTGGTTGCCACTACTAAACACCTAGAGCCTTTGACAGCCCAAACACTTCAAGCATGATAAAGGTAAAAAAGAGCAACAAGATTGAGCCAGCTATTAGCTTCCCAGAGAAATTTGTTGAACCAATCTTAATGGCAACAAATTCATTGCCTAGTATCCTTAGAACTAGCTCAAAGCTATTTTGCCCAACATTAACCTCAACAGGCTTTTTCTTTTCTTCACTCACAACTTTTCTTCCCTGCACAATCTTCTGGAAAGCAATGCGCCATCATGCGGAAATATTTATTTTGATATGTCGCTTCCCACATTTCTTCATCAATTAAATACTCGCACTGCGCTTCTGTCATTTTTTGCTGCAAAACAATTTGATTGCCAATGTACTCCCAGACAGTACCAGTATTCCCCCACATAGTAATCACAAGAACATAAGCCACCTCAGTTGTGTGGTGGATGTTAAACATCCTTTATATAATTCCTCTTATCGTTCTGAGGTCATCTAGGTTCTTTTCTTTTTTGCCGCCATCATAAGACCACGCATAACCACGGCTGACCATTTCCTCATTGATGTTAATTACCCCGCACCAGATGTTGCCTAGCATCCGACCATACTTGCCATCTTTTTCTGTAGACACCCATAGGTTATCGCAATCAGCTATGCGGCGTTCTAAAAATTCTTTGGCTTCTAAACCAAGCTCTTTTTCTTCCAAGTCCTTGGTTCTGCTTTCTGGCGTATCAATGCCAGCTAAACGCACACGCTCTTTTTTGGTGAGGTCAAAGCCCAAATCAATAATTATGTCGATAGTATCTCCATCAACCACCTTGACCACTTCTTTGATTTTGTACTCATACATAAGATTCACCGCTTTTTCTTAACCCACTTTTCAAAAGTCACTCGCTTACTTTGTGGGCAAGTGTACCCATAAGGAATGACCGTTACTGGATTATAGTAATAATGATATTTGCTTTGACTACGCTCACAAAAATACTCGCATACTGTGTGCATTTTGTAAGGATAAGTGTGACCTACTGTTGCCACCCCAAAAGCGCAAACAATCACTATGGTTTCATACATTAAAACTCCGCGCTATCTTCACCTGTTCTTATCATGCCAGCAACACGCTCTGACCTTGCGCCTACCTGTTTCGCATATTTGGAATCAAGCAATTCCTCTGCGGCGGCATGATAATCTCTGCGCTGTAACCCGCCAAGCATTTTGACAAAGCCATGCAATCTAGGGATACCCATATTGAAAGCCAAATCAGCTAACGCACGTTGACGCACTTCATCCAAATCCCGCCACCAAGGGAATGACTTGTCAAGCTCATTCTCAATGATTGTAATATCATTGGTCAAAAGGTAATCAATCTCATCCTCTGACAGGCCACGGTCTTTCAGGTTCCTACCCACCCCTATAGTCTCAATTCCAAGGTGGTCTTTATATACCTTACTCTCAACGCCCTCATGGAAGCGGATTTGCGAAATAAATCTGTTCTTGTTCATTT